TGCTCAACTGTTTTATAATTTATTGTAACATTTTTATTTAATTCAGTTAAATCTGCACAGGTGTAAGACTGATATTGTCCTGTGAGTTGTTGAGGCATTGGTATTGTTTGTATTTTGGCATTGTATTTTTTAGCCACAGAATCTGCTACACTTTGAAATGATGTTGCTGTGCCTGTGCCAACATTGTAAATACCGCTTACATCGTGTTGTAGCATTTGACAGTGTACGTTACACACATCATCCACACACACAAAATCTCTAAGATATTGATCACTATTTTCGAATAATTTTATTATGCCACTTTCTTTTGCTTGTTTTGAAAATTTAGTTACTGGAGATGCTTGATCTCCTTTGTGTTCTTCATGATCTCCATACACATTAAAATATCTAAATCCTTGAACTAATATTTTAAATTCTCCCATGGCTTGTTGAACAAATCTATCAAACAAATACTTGCTCCAAGCATAGGGTGATTGAGGATATATTGGTCCGTTTTCTACAAAACTGTTTGTGTTACCATACACACTGGCAGAACTAGAATATTGAAAATTTACTCCCATTGTGTCACACATTTGTAATAATTTTAAACTGTATTCATAGTTTTGATCCATGATTAATTCTACATTTCTTTCTGTTGTAGAACTAATTGCTCCAAGGTGTATTACCCAATCATACATACTGGGATCAGGAAAACTATTCATTGCATATTCAAATTTTGTTACTTCGTGGTTCATACTATCTAGATGTTTGCACAAATTTTTTCCTATAAATCCTTCAGCACCCGTTACACAAATTTTCATATCTTACACCATAGTTTATTAATTGATTCTGATCCTTGTGGCGAAATAGGTTTTAATAATTGATTATTCCAATCAGCAACGAAATTAATATTAATATTAACTCTACATCTTTCATCAGAACAAGTACTTCCGGTGTGTTCCATGTGGCTGGGGAATATTACCATGGAGTTAGCAACACTTGGAACTTTATCGCCATCTTTAAATTCTGTAAAACCATTGTTGGTGTTACAATAAAATATTGCTGTATAACTCAGTGGCACACTTACGTCACAGTGCATGCCGTGAGTCACAATTGTTTCTCTTCCAGGTATATTGTTTGCTTTTACTCTTAAAAAAGTGTGAGGTTGAAGCACAGCAAAAATAGGAAAACACATGTTCCATATTTCAGGACTTGTGGCTATGTTACTGTTTTCGTGAAATTTATGCACAAACTGTATTTGATATTTTTCTTCTGTATTGGATTGATGTGAATGTACAACATGGTTTTGATAAAACCAAGGAAATTTATCACTCATGATTATATCCGTTAACTGTTTAAAATGTTCATCACTTAAAACATTTTTTAATGTTATTTTGTTATTTTTTATCTGTTGTTCCATTAACTTTGTTTAATAAATTTGTTGTTGAAAAACCTTTGACAGTTGGAAAAATTTTCACATCTGCCATTTCATTACCTACAGTGGTTTCCACACTGTAATCTCCACCTTTAACTATAACATCAGGTGTATATTTTTTAATTGATTCTAGTGGTGTATCTTCATTGAACACAACAACCTGATCTACCCAAGGCAACTCCATTAATTGTTGTTGTCTTGCTGACATACTATTGTAAGGACGGTCATTGCCTTTTAGTCTTTTAACACTATCATCTGAATTAATACCTACAATCAATTTGTCTCCTTGATTTTTGGCAAATTTTAATAATTCTAAATGTCCTTGATGTAAAATATCAAAAACTCCATTAGTCCAGACTATTGTGTCTTCTATATCACTAATCTTAACAACAGTGACGCCTCTGTGTTGTACAACACTACTTGCACCTTTTAAAGCAAGAGAACAAGCATCTGTCATACTATGTCCTTGTTCAACATATTTTACAATAATTGCTAACACTGTATCTCCTGCACCACTGACGTCTGCCAATTCAACAGCGTCACCAGTGATGTGTTTGTATTCATTATTGCCAACAACATGAATGCCGTTGCCTCCATCAGTTACAACCAACCAATTCCAATTGAATTGAGTTCTGTATTGATCAGCATTTTCAGGATTAAATTTTCCAAACCATTGTTCATACTCTTTCATATTAGGCTTAACCAGATATGCATCTTTATAGCAGTCAGGATTTTGTTTGGGATCTACATAAACTCTTTTTACCAAATGAACAATATCACTCACAAGGGTGTTAGTAATTACACCTTTGTTGTAATCACTCACTAAAACAACATCATCCTTTTGTAAATTTTTTAATAAATTTTGTTTGGGCTGAGATTCGGTGTATGGTTCTTCACGATCCAGTCTTAATAGGTGCTGTCCGTCTGGTCCAATCATACGTGTTTTCACAGTGCTGGTTACAGCATCATTACTGATGTATGATGTGATATTGTTTTTAAGCAGTATTTCTTGTATTCTGTGACCTGGGGCATCGTTGCCCACCGAACTGTAAAGATGTGTGTCTACGCCGAGATTTGATAGGTTTAAAGCGAGATTTCCTGCTCCTCCTATGTTGTAATTTCGAGAGTTTTCTTTCAGTACAAGAGTGGATGCTTCTGGAGATACTTTGGTACAATCACCCTGTACCCAAACGTCCAACATTACATCTCCAATTATTTTCATTTGATCAATTTTAACATTTTAAACACAGTATCCAATTTAATTTGATTCGTTTTATTTTGGAATGTTTTACGTAATCCTTGGTGTAATGGCTTGGGCCAGTTACCAAAAGTTACCCATGCATATCCATCATGTTCTGTGTTTAATATTGGAATAAATTCTTTTTCTACCACACACAAATAAGTATGATACAAAAAATTTTCATCATTGCTGACGAATGTTTCCATTGGAATAGTTTTTTTAATTGATTGTTCGCCTATTTCTTCTTTAATTTCTCTTTGAAGACCGTCCCATAAATTTTTATCTGAAGTTGTAGTACCACCGACCAATCCCCAAACATTATTTTGTTTACTTTGAGTTCTGTGTAGTAATAAAAATCTTTTTGTATCTAGTGTATAGAAGAGTGCTCCACACCCTACAATTTTACTGTTCATACAATTAATTATGTGACTAAGAGATCTTCCAAGTGCCTTTACGATATTCACCTTCGAAAGACAACAACCATTCTGTACCATTCCATTTATACTGTACACCAGTGTTTAAATTGGTAACAAATGATTCTGTGAAATTGGCAACGGTGCTAGGATTAGCACTGGCATCAAAAATGACTTGCCAATTTGTTCCGTTCCATTCCACAATGTCATTGGCTCCTGCAACTAAATCTATATTGCTGTCACCTTTCCATGCATCTGCTCCGTCTTCGTTGTTGGAATCGCCAATGCCTTTCAATAATAGTAATCTTTTACCATTTTGTTTCACACTGGATGGATCAAACGATGCAGGATCAACAATAAAATCTACTGAACCACTGGTCGTAACTGGTCCAACAATAACAGTGTCAGTTGGAATTGTGTCTTCATCCCAATCAATTAAAAGTTGGTGTGGATTTGCTTCATTCACTGCCACAGTACCAACCACTTGAGCATCAATACCTTGTCTATTTAAATAAATTTTGCTCAATCCATTTTTATAGTTTGGTATGGTTAACACATTGCCTGTCCATACTTCTCCACCTATAACACCTTTAGTTATAATTTGAGCAACACTGTTCAACACATATATGTCAACATTGATACCTGTTGTGCCTTGCACAGAATCTGTATCTTTTCTTATTGCTCGTCCTTTATCATCTAACTTGATGCTGTTTTCATATCCATCTTGATATGCTTTTAATTCAGGCATTGTTTGACTTAGATCTATATTACCTGATTGTTCGTTAAAAATACTTGTAATAATATGAGTAATCACTCCTAATTTTTTTACTTTTGTTGGTGGTGATATGAATATTGGTGTCGTGAATCCCAGTGTGGCAACATCAACTTCTGATTCTGTACCTAATGGAATTGTTCTTGATGAAAAATTAATATTTGACAATTCGACAACACTTAAACTGGTCCAGTCAATATAGTTGTCTGTGGTTTGAATTTCAAGTGATGGATTAAACAACATCATTATTTGTTCCATTATTTGTAACTTTTGTTCTGTGTTTGATGTCCAAATATCTGCATTCATTGTTAATGTGTAAGGCGTTGGCATCAATCTTTCAACAGTGACATTTTTGCCTTGTGTGTTTAGATATTCATTATTGTTGGCATCGTATGCTCTTTCTCTAACGTGTACTTTAGAAATAAAAGATGCATCTGCTAATCTGTTTCTATCCATTTCTAATCCAGTAACATATATTCCCATTCTTGGCACTGAAGGTAATTTGTTTTCTGAATTATCTCTTATGATATGTCCAACTTGTCTGCTGATATCTCCGTACATAACCGGTATAGTTTTTAATCCATCACTACCGTCTTTGTAAGAAAAATTACTCAGTAATCTAATAATTTGAGTAATGTATCTTCTAATCTGTCCGTCGTAAAAATGTTGCATTAACTATCCGCCTTTGGTTTCAGTGCTGTAGATAAACTTTGTCTTTCAGTTACTGATTCACCAGCAATTGTTGAAGTTTTAGTATTATTAACAAATGTTCCTTTTTGAGTACTTCTTGTGTCAGTGTTAGTTAGTGTCATACGCACATTGTCTTCCATTTTCACCCAACGTCCGCCATCGCTTCTAAATAATCTATTAGGTAAGAAATCTGTGCGTAAAAAATAATCTCCTTTGTCTGACTGTGCTGGAAAACTTATACCAAAGCCAAACTGTTCACCATTGGGTGCAATTCCATCTCCTAACAAATATCCATTGTAACCTTCTTTAGACGGAGTTTGGGTTACCCTGTCTGCTAAAGTATTTTGTGTTGATGTGTCCAATGTCGATGTATCAGTTGTGACTAATTCTGGTTTTCCTTGACTATCTACTTGTAAAGTATAAAAATGTGCTATGTCGTATCCTGACTTGGGTGCATCTGCTTCTGCTTGTTGAATCACAGCATTATTAATTTGCATTTCTTGTTCATATGTAGACAGTACGTCTCTTAATGTTTGTCCTGTACCTGCTCCTGCATCCTTGTCTAATATCTCTTTAAATTCTTGTGAGTCGTATATCTGTTTTAATTTAACTCTGTAAAGGTGTGGATACCAAGTTTGACTAAATCCTTCTGCCGCTCTACTAATATCTTCCACAACATAAAATCTTTTAAGTGCTACATTGAAATCATTCAGTGCATATTCGTCTTTCAGATGAGGTAATTCAAACACATCACCCGGCATAACTTTTCTGCCCAATGTTTTAACACTGCTGGTGATAGGAATTGTCATAAACAATGTGTCGTTTTGTAAGAACAATCCAAATTGACTCATGTCAAAGTCAATATCTTGCACATTGTATATGCCTCTTAAACTGTACACATCTGTGTCGTATTTTCTGTCTCTATTTTCTAGAAATAACATATCTTGTATGTTGGTTTCTTTCACAGCATTGTATCTTGGCTGGCTTGGAGTGGCATCTGCTTCGTCTGTATTCTTAGGTCCTAGGTATTTGTGTACAAAAACATCGGTACCGCCCACAGTGAACATTTCCACCACGGTGTTGTCTAAGAATGTGTAGTCATTTCCCTTTTCTGGTTTATAAAGACTTAATCTTGGCATATACATATATTTATCGGACGATAAATATGTATAAGGAAAACTGTATGAGCGATTTAACAACACAGAAACAAGAAGTATATGACTATGTTTATACCAGCCTAGGTGGCGGTATGGTAGACGTAGAATTAGACCCTAATCACTACGAAACAGCCCTAACAGATGCATTAGATAGATTCCGTCAAAGATCGGACAACTCTGTGGAAGAAAGTTACATGTTTTTGCCTCTAGTACAGGATCAAAACGATTACACACTTCCAAATGAAGTGATAGAAGTAAGACAAATCTACAGAAGATCGATAGGCTCAAGATCAGGTGGAGGCGATGGTGGTACATTGTTCGAACCATTCAACCTAGCATACACAAACACTTATCTATTAGCAAGTTCCAACATGGGCGGTGTTGCAACTTATGATATGTTTGCTCAATACCAAGAATTAGTAGGAAGAATGTTTGGTTCTTTTATAGAATTTAAATGGAACACAACAACCAAAAAATTAACGATACTTCAAAGACCAAGACAAGGCGAAGAAGTGTTATTAGAGGCTTACAATTACAGACCAGATTCGGAATTGCTTAAAGATTATTTGGCAAAAAAATGGTTAAAAGATTACACACTTGCAAAATGTAAGTATATGCTGGGTGAAGCAAGAAGTAAATTTAACACAATAGCAGGTCCACAAGGCGGAACATCACTGAATGGTGATGCTTTAAAACAAGAAGCCATAGCAGAAATGGAAAGACTTGAAATAGAAGTTAAAACACAAACTAGCGGTGGTCAAGGATATTCATTCGCAATTGGTTAAGTCTTAGTTGACAATTTACTAAACATATAGTAATATACACTATATGAAACATCATCTTACTCCTTTATTTTCGGTACCGTTATATCAAACAGTTTTGGATCCCTTAGATCCTATTGAAGAATCATGGATTAAAAATTTAGAATTTCCTTCACAAAGTGTTGGGCTGTACAAAGCAGAAAACGAAGAACCAAAAAATGCAGGAATGCAAGTGTTGAATCAACCTCAATTAAAAAATCTTAGACAACAGATATTAAAAGTGATGAAACATTTTGTTAGCGATGTATTAGATATTGAACAAGATTTTGAACTGACAACAAGTTGGGTAAACAAAAATGGAAAAGGTGATCATATTATTCAACATTCACACCCAAATGCAATGATCAGTGGAGTGTATTATGTTGAAAGTGATGACACATCTGCTCCGATCATATTTAACAAGCCTTATTTTTACACAAATCTTTTTCACGACACAGTCAAACCAACTTTTAAAAATAAAAATAATAATCAATTCAATTTAGACTATTACGGTTTAAAGCCTAAAAAAAATGATCTGTATATGTTTCCATCTTGGTTGGAACACACAGTGCCGCCGCAAGATGCAGACAAAGATAGATTAAGTCTAGCATTTAATTTCTTTGTTAAAGGCAAGGTAGGAGTAGGAACAACACAATTACAATTATGATTATAGGAATATGCGGACTGATAGGTTCAGGCAAAGATACCATCGCTGATTTTTTAGTAAAAGAAAAGAACTTTCAAAAATTATCATTTGCTGACAAATTAAAAGACAGTGTGGCTGAAATGTTTGATTGGGATAGACAACTGTTGGACGGAAAAACAGATGAAAGTAGAGCATGGCGTGAAAAATCTGATGAATTTTGGAGCAAAGAAATGGGTAAAGATATTACTCCCAGACATGTGCTTCAAGTGTTTGGCACAGAATGTATGCGTGATGGGTTTTATAATGGTGTGTGGGTAAGTTTAGCAAAAAAGAAAGTTTTAGATAATCCAAACATCAACTGGGTAATACCCGATGTGCGTTTTGAAAATGAAGCCACAATGATTAAAGAAATTAACGGAGAAGTATGGTGGGTAAAAAGAGGACAACTGCCATTATGGTTTAAAATGTATCAGGACATTGGAAAAGAACCCAAAGATGTACATCCTTCTGAATGGGCATGGGCAAACACAAATTTTAATACAGAATTATCTAATAATGGCACCATTGCTGAACTTAAAAATCAGGTACAAGATCGCCTTGTTGCCAACGGATTCCTTCAAGGTGCAACGATCTCTGGCAGTTAGCACACACTGTTTTTAAATTATTAAACTTACAATTATTAAGATTACTGTCCACATGAAACACGTTAAATTGTTGTTTATACTTGCTGGAGTGTCCACATTTATCACACTTTGTTTTAGTTCTATATCCAGCAATATACCATTTGGGTTGATAACCGCTGGGTCCTCCATGCTTCAAACACATCTCACATTGCTTTCTATAATAAGTCTTATTGCCTTTTTTATAGTTCACAGCACAAGGTCTTTGGTTACATTTAGTGCATAATGGTCTCATACGAATGTATTTACCTGCCCTTTTTAACCCCTTTTTTAATAACACTTAATACGGCTTGATTTGACACATTGTCATAAATACTAGCAATATAAAGTTTTACACTTTAATAGGAGATAAAAAGATGGCATTAGTTTCACCAGGAGTACAAGTTAGTGTAATAGACGAAAGTTTCTACACACCAGCAGAACCGGGCACAGTCCCTATGATTTTCGTTGCTTCGGCAACAGACAAAACAAGCAGTTCCGGAACAGGAATAGCACAAGGTACAACAGCCGCTAACGCAGGCAAAGTGTACTTGATGACTTCTCAAAGAGAATTAGCAGAAACATTTGGTGATCCAATATTTAAAACAGATGCCAATAATAATCCTATCAATGGTGGTGAAACAAACGAATACGGATTACAAGCGGCTTACAGTTATTTAGGTGTTGCCAACAGAGCATACGTTGTGAGAGCAGATGTTGATCTAGGTCAATTAGAAGCAACAGCAACAGCACCAGCGGCAAATCCAGAATCTGGAACTTATTGGTTTGACACAGCAGTTTCAAAATTTGGAATATTTGAATGGAATAGTGCTTCAGCATCAACAACAGGTGGACAAACTTTTAGCAACAAAATTCCTCACGTAATTACAAGTGCAACACTTTTAAATGCAGGTGTTCCAAAAACTTCATTTGGACAAGCAGGTGATTATGCAATCGTGGCAACAACAGATGCCAACGAAATGTTTTACAAAAAATACGATGGTAGTTGGGTAGGCGTAGGTTCAACGGCTTGGGTTGCATCAAATCCAACTGTGTTAGGATCAACAGCAACAGCAGGTTACACAGGAACTATTGGTTCAGGAACAACTTTCACAATCACTATTAACGGTGGTGCAACAACAATCACAACATCAGGTACAACAGCAACAGCAGTGGCTTCAGATATTTCAGGTGCAGGTGTTTCAGGTTTATCAGCAAGAGTAGTAGGCGGAATATTAGCAATCTATTATGATGGATCTAATGACCAAGACATTCAACTTGGATCAGGTACATTAGACATAGCAATAGGTTTAGGTATTGCAACAGGAACATATTACGTTCCAAAACTAACAACTGCCCCACACACTTCTGTACCAGCATACAAAACTGGTGACGCAGAATCAAGACCAACAGGTTCTTTATGGGTTAAAACAACAACACCTAACTCAGGTGCGAAATGGTCAGTTAAAAAATTCAACGGTACAACAAAGTTATGGGAAGACATAACAGCACCAATTTATTCAGATGCCGAAACAGCTCTATACAATCTAGACAGAACAGGT